CTACATCAAATGAAAGGATAATAATTACTAACATGGAAAAACGCGTGATCAATAAAAATGTGATAAATAAAGAAAAAGAGATAAATAAGAAATATAAACCAAAAAATAGATTGAATGTGATTTGGACAGTTAACTTAAAGGATAAAAATGTGCTTAGAATACTTAGCGAACTTGGCGTTGAAATATATAGGCAGGAAGGTGAGAAAAAGAGTGATAGGCGCGCGAGAGCGATATGTGCAAATGAACAGATTGAGTGGGCATCAGATATACATGGTTGGCTTGATAAACTATCTAAACGTAACAACGAGAATCTAATGAATTTAGGAGTGATATCGAAAATTCTGAGGAATGAAGTGATCGAATATAATGTATCAGAAGGTCAGCTTAAAAGAGAAGAGACAAAAGAAATAGAAGTAGAGAGTGAAGGGTTATTAAAATATAATCGAGCAGATAATGATAATGTAATGAAGTTGACAAAGGAGGAAATAGAGTGTTTAAAAGAGACGATTAAAACTGGTTTACACAGTGAAGGAGCAGCATTTAAGATGATAGAAATTAAAATACCAGCATTAATGCGACTGACACCTAAGTATATAAATCAATTGAGAGCAAGAGTGAATGTAGAACAGATATCGGTAACAGAGATAATACATTCAGATAACTATTACGCTAGAATGATATTTGAAAAACCCTTATTAATCTATAACGCAATATCAATGAATGTAATACGCAAATTGAAGGCAGATGACAGACAGATATATATAATGTCAGGTGAAGTAAACCATAAGGATATGCGTGATAAAGGATTAAGAGTTTATGTTCCACAAGCGTCAAAACTAATATTCACAATGAAGAATAGAAAATTAAGCATTTATGTGGGATTGCCACCACAAATGTTTCAAAACAGAATAGACGAGAGATATCATAACTTCACAAACGAGATTGCTGATATAACTATGATACCATCGATGCAATCAACTTTTGGGATGGGAATGTCGAAATTAACTAGAGTGATGGCAGCAACTCCAAGTACGCCAAGATTAACTTCTAAAGCAACATTAGAAAAATTAAAAATGGAAATAGCTTCGGATAGAAAAGTAGTTACTTGTATTGTAATAGGAAATAAGGGAAGTGGGAAAACAACGATGACAAAAAAGATGGTTGAGCTATTGGATGGGATGAACGGTAGAAGATGCTACAGAATTGATTCAGATGCACCAGGAAGATGGATGTATGATAGAGCAAATAAAGTGGTCTGTACGAGTTTTGATGAAGTATTATCTTATAATAGTGAGATGTATATAAGTTTATATGAAAAGATGGTTGACGATATGATGCAAGCGGAAAAGTTAGACGTAGATAAATTCAACCGAATGTCGAATGCGAAAAAGAATGAGATGATCGATGCTTTAAAGAGGATGATAGATGATAAATTAATATCTAATAAGGAAGAGGTAAATGAAAAACAATTTTATGATATGGTTCATGAGCTAGTACCAGTTAATAGTACATTGATAATAGAAGCGCATAGAATAACACAAGATGCAGTTTTAGGAGGAACGGATATATCCATGCTATACGAGGGAGTACAAGACCCATTAATAGCATTTATGAGAAGAGGGGCTTTATTAAGAGACCTGATTTTGAGAGAGATATATCAAAAGGATTATTCATACTCACACGTAATGATTAATGCAATGGAGATGGGAGTAGTTTTATCTGAGTAGAAACGATGTGCCGTTAATATAGATGGATCGTTCGGAGTTAGTCGCCCGCCATCTGTATTATGTAAGAGATAAACGGGGCAGATCGGA